CTTTCACACCACCCACAGGCTTCCCCTTCTTCTTGCCCTCCGCACTACCAAAAATGGTATGCAAGGGGGCGTCCTCTTCCGAGGCCGAGGCTGGCTCAACCACCCTCGGAGATTCCGCAGGAACATCAGCAGCTTTGGCTAGGGCGATGCGAACCCTACGGCTCGCCTCAACCGAAACCTCGTCCGCCCCGAGCACGCTGGCACTCCTCGCGCCAGCAACTGCTCGAATGGGCGGGTGCATCGGGACATAGACGCCGGCCTTCGCCGACGCCTTCCCCCGCAACGCACCCCCCATCTCCGACCTTGCGAAGATGACACCAGGCTTCTTCACCACCCCCACACCCCACAAGGGGGCGTTAAGGGCGCGAGACCCCGTGCCAGTACCTCCGCTGGTACGTATACCTTGCCCTACGTTGCCCGGGCGCAAACGCGTCGAAAAGTTTCGTGGCCCACGGCCAGTACTCATCGTCGTACGCGAAAATCACCAGGGTTTCGTGGAACAAGTTCAACAACTCATCACCCGAAAGCGGCGAGAAGTAAAGCCCCCACAGGACCTTCGACCCCCGCTTAGAGACTGGAACATACACACGGCCAACCGGGTCATACCCGGCCCCGCAGGAGAGAAACGAGTGCCTGACACCGTAGTGCCCGTCAACTCCATCAGACTCCACATCAATGTTGAGCTCAAAGCTCCACGCCTTCCGCGCCTCACGCGAGAATGTATCCCGCGTGAAGTTGATGTTGTAGTTCCATCTCATACTCGTAGTGCAGTCGTCTCCAAACACATCCACCAGCACAAGCTCATCAAGTAGCTCGTTGGTCACCACCAGGTCAGACGCAAACTCCTGCGCCCACCTGAGCAACTCATACGTCTTCACGATGCACCGGCAGATACTGTTGAGGTCACTCGTCAGGAAAATACCCGACGCACCTCCCCTGTGCTTGCGGAACACGCGCCCGTCACCCAGCACCACCAGCGAGTGAATCACACTCAACTGGTGTTCGCGAGCCATCTCGCGCCACATAGGACTGAGGAACGAGCGCATGACCCAGCCTCCACAGCCCAGCAGGACAGCGGGAATTGACGAATCGAAACCATTACAGTCATCGGTGTCCGTCTCGTCCCACGCCTGTTTGCGCCGTGCAAAGACGTCAAACTCACCATACTCCTTGGACATTCCCACCCGCGTCCAGAATTCAGGAACGCGCCACAGAGAGTGGAGAACAGACGACAAGCGCCCGAACACCACCACCTGAAACGCATGGCAGAAGATCGACGACGGCATGAACAGCCGCGTCTTCCCCGCCAGAACCTTCTCTTCCGAACGCAACTCGCGCTTGAGTGACCCCATGAGCCAGTTAGACTCAAGGCCATACAAGATCGCAAATGGGTCCGTCGGGATCCAGTGAACTGCCGCCACCAAAAGCGCCATCAAGTACGCAACAAGCAAAGCAAACCTACTGTCCGCATCCAACCACGCGTCCTTCTTCGACACGCGGTCAATGGCTGCGAACGGCTGCCCTACTGCCTTATCCACGCGCAACGTATCTACACACGCCTGCACGTAGCCCTCATCTACTACCGGGTCGACATCCCGCCCCGCCAAGTACCGCGCGTAGCGCTCTTGCACCAAAACTGTTGCCTCCACCAACAGCCTACTGTCATACGCGAGGTTCGCCGGCGCGCCAAACTTTCGGAATTGCGCATCGGCTATCTCGTGAGACACGGCTGATGGGCCGTACTTTTTCCCGGGGGGTGCGCCGACTTCATCGACCACCTTCTCCCAAGCTACGGCGACCTCGCGGTTAACTGTCCCGTGTGGTTTATACGGCTGTTTGAAGGCCGGATCAAACCCCACGAACTCAGTTTCAAACTCAGCGGGGCCTAGCAGTCACGCGGGGGTCACCCCAATGAAAAGATTGCGCCTCACGCCCGCGATCGTGGCGGAACCCGCATGCACGCCAACCACCTGGTTGCCCTCGCCCTGTCGAATGACAGAGCCACAGTCGCCATAGTCACTGTTGTAAGAAGCAGTGACTCCATTGACGAGCGGCATCGGTCCAAAGGGAGTCTCCAGTGTCACGGAACCAACGCCTTCAAAGCACACACCAGAGTGCACACCCTTCAGCGAGACCATGCACACCGAGGCCCCCAGTGTAGCAGACGCTAACTTGGTTCTCGTCATCCCCGACATGTCGCTCCCAGTTTGGATCAACCCAAGCTGAGTGTCCACGAAAGTACCGTCACCGGGATGCACATCACTGTGCTTCGCGACGATCGGACTACGTCCAGGGAACACCATCGTAATGGAGCCACAATCTTCCGGGGCCAACAACCCGCAGCGAATGCTCAACATGGACGGGCAATCGGCAGGCAGAACAATAGTCCTGGCGTCCAACGCCGTGACTGTGAACTGCAAATCCTGCCAATCCTCGCCCCTCTTCCGCGCCTTCTGCACGGCACTCCCAACGCACGTTAGTGCCTGGAGCCCGACAACCGGCGAGGACGGCGCGACGAAGGCTTCCGCCGTCGCCGCCACCGGTTTGCACCAACGCGCAATACCCTTCTCATCGAAGCCATGCGCCTGGG